AATAGAGCGGTGCCAACTAGCGTGCACCTTGCGAGCCATCCCCTACGGGGCTCGCCTTTTCGCCTTGAGGGCGAATGCGATCTAGAGCGTATCATATGGTGTCAAATCCTGTAAGATAACCGCAGGTCAGACGGCGTGGCGAAGAATGGCACAAATTCATACTGATCGATCCAAGTACAATCATAACCAGCCTCACTCATGGTTTAGAACCCCATCCAGTACCCTTTAAGATTATGCCAGGTGCTGAATACATACGTGCCATATCTAGCCCACATTTAGGGCACAGCATGCCGCCATCATCCTCTTTATATGTCCTATGCACACTTCCATAAGTACCACACTCATTACAGCTATATTCATACGTTGGCATCATATTCTCCAATCAATAGGCAAGTGTGGCAAGGCAGTGTGTCAAACTGCCAAGCCCCACAGCTAGTACATCTACTAACCTTGCTATCTTTAGGTGCATCCTTTTGCTCAGCTATGTTTTTGACACCAACACAGCCACAGTCCATGCACTGGTACATCTTGAACCCATCTGGCATATCTGTCTGATCTAGCCATAAGAACTCAGTGTTACGACTACACCCATTACATTTGAATTTAGTCACGAGCGATCAATTCGTGGCATCGAAAGCATGTGCCATCTTTGAAAACTCTATCATCGCCACACATCTCGCATGTGATAACAGACTTGACTAGATGCACACCGCTATCATCTATTTCGACAGTAACTCCACTGCCGTTAATAATAGCGACATAGCCCATATCTACTCCTTATCCTTAAAGTACCAAGCTCCTGTGCTGGTCTGAGATGCCCATTTAGCATGTTCTTTGATATTACCAAGGCATACATAGCCATAAAATGGCTTCTTAGTAGTTTTGCTTATACCTTGTCTAAGTGTCATACCTTGCTCACAGCAATCTATTGGCGGCTTAGGTGTATCTGGCACAGCTGCAACCCAATCAGTAGTAGTCCACTGCACTGGATCTTCTAGCTTGTTTTCGACTGTAAAGGTTTCTGACTTGCTATTTACCGCAGCCATCTCTTCTCTACTAGGTCGCTTTCCTTTAGCTGAGAAACCTGCATTCGCAAGCGCTCGACCAATCGCACTTGTTTCCGCATTAGGTAAAGCGAAATTTGCATTAACGCCCCTATCAGAAATAGTTTCAAGCGCAAGCCCAGTAGAGCACGGCTTGGAATCTGCCTCTGTTTTGAATAACTTGCAAAGTACAATGAATCGAGTGTTTGAGGCCTCGATAATCTCTGTTTCCAATCTTCCATCTGGGAACTCCTTCCACCACTTATGTAATCTTTCATCAACTGGTTCATATAAACTCAAATCGAAAGCCATTACTCCTGCCAATCTAGTGCGCTGTCTTGCATCGCCTCATGGCATGTTTTGGCAATAGCAATATACGCAACTGCGTCTTTGTAATGATCCGAAATTTCTGGGGATTCAACACTGCGGCTGATCTTAACGAGTGACATGGCCATAGCCACTTGGTTTGCTGTGATCGGAAAATGAAAATAAGCAGACCATAATTCGGCAATACGACTATGTTGAGTGTAAGGATGTCCGTACTGTGAACCCCTTGCGTGTATAAGCTCTGTTGCATCTGCGAATATTTTTTCAGTTGTTGTGGACATTGTTATCAACCATCCTTCTATGCATATCCCAGCCATCTTTACGGCCTCGCCAGTAATGTATAGTTTTGACGTTTTCGATATATGTGCCAATAGCCCAGGTAAGTAATAACCCTACGACTACTCCCCACATAATTAGATACCCAAAGTCTTTCAGCTCTGTGTACATGTAGCCCTACTTTCTATGCTCACGCTTTGTGGCATAGGAATAGTGTTACACCTGTGTATGACTTTGTGGATGATTTAACGGCTATATTTGATAACGATTTGATAACGTTATTAGCTGTAGTGCCTGCCAAGCGCTGTGAAAGAGCCATCTTTGTTTACAGGTACGAGGGTAGGAGTTAGATTCTTGCCTGTGGCTTCTAGTATAGCAAAGCCCATCTGCCAATTAGCGCTTCCATAGCGGATATAAGAGGCTTTTCTGCGATCCATAAGGTTTCCTACCTCAACACCATATAAAGGCCTGTAATGGCTTCCTATGGCTTCTGAATAGGCACTCATGCCCAACCTGTGGCTATGCCCCGCAATTACGGATTTGCCATACTTTTTGGCTAAATTTAATGAAGTAATGCCCGCATGCTGGCTCATACTACCTTCGTCACCATGACATAAAACCCAGCCAGGGTGAAACTCATAAGCTGTCTTATGGTAGGTCATGCCCATCTCAGCAAAGCCCATAAACTTAGGGTATTGCAGCTCTGGCAAACTGATTAAGCCAGGTGTTTTTAGTAAAGTGCTATAAAGGCGATCACTATGATTACTGCGGATAATATGCATCTCTCGGCTGTACTCTCCGAGATCCCACAGTATTTGCTTACACTCTTCACGATCCTGGTGGATAGTTTGCTGATAAGCCAAAGGTGTTTTCTCAGCCCATCGACTAATGGTTTGAAAATCGATCTCATCACCAACACATAAAACCTCGTCAAACTTTTCACGTCTTGCCAACTTAATAACATTCTTAACTGCCTGCTCATGATGGTATGGTACTTGTAAATCGCTGATTACTAGCCAACGCTTAATCGTCTTCCTCATAATCATCTAGGGGATCTTTAATAGGATCTGTCGTATCGACTATCCAGTCTGGGTAGCTTGTCCGATCCATGGCAAAGGCTAGAGCTGTAGATTCATCCATGCCATTCTTACGGCAGGCTTTGTAAACCTCATTAGCTGCAATAGCCCAGTAATCTAATTTAGTTAAAACAGGCTCTTTAGTAGTCCTGCGCTTACGCACCATCTTCTTCTTAGGTTTGCGTTTAGTAGCCATATTGTAATTATCGCTTACTTATGATAGTAAAGAGATCATCGACACGCTGTTCTAATCTAGTTAGCTGATCTTTCATACTAGATCCACCATTAGGTCTTAGTTCGTTTAACCAGCCTTTAACTAAGAAACGTAATCCGATTAGCCCGCCTGATAGCACGGCCATAACGCCAGCGCCAAAGCCAGCCCATTCTGCTGGACTCATGCTTCATCTGCACCGACGCCATAAGCTGTATCGGATTTATCTAAAGCCCTAGCTGCTGGTCCTGCAAGTGCTGCAACTACTACAGACAGTGTTGGATCTAAACCTAATTCATTACTTGCTAAAAATGTTAAAAAAGATACTAATACCCCACGTGCATAGGATTTTAGTATTGCTTTTTGCTTCTTGCTTATTTTCATATTTTGCCCCCTAGTAGTGGTATATCGAACTCTCTGCCATCTTTGTCGCCTAACTTTGTAAAGCTGATATGGATGTGCCTTATATGCTTATTAAAACCTCTATAGGTGCGCCATTTATAGTTAAGTATTCTGCTTGCTATTTTGCCATTATGGATTACGTAAGATATACGCTTATCGGTTTTCGCACATTTTCTGATCTGGTCAGCCAAATATATTGAGATCCCTTCGGATGAATCCAAGCGAGAATCCACATCAATGGCTCTGACACACCCAGATTTGTCTGGATTATGATCCGATTTGGTGGCGCTATGACGAGCATCACCAATCCACCCATCACTGGTAGAGCGGCGATCTGGATACCAGGTATCAATCTGTTCTCTTAACTGCTCAGCAGCTTTACTCAGCCAAGGTTTCATAATCCACCTTTGGCGTAATCCATCTGCAAGTTTCTTCATCAAAGCCAGTAGCATTATTTGGTTCGGGTGCTATAAAAGCATCACGCTCAGCATCATAAGTATAACCAACCCCTGCATAGTTATATCTAATATTGCCATTATATGAAGTGCGTTTACAGATTTGGCCTCTAAAGTTTCCATACCAAGTCTCAGTATCTAATCCATCAATAGTTTCATTTTCATCAATACCTACTATAACTTCGGTAACGATATTGTTTTCATCTAAGAATGCGTAATGTGCCATTATGCCCAACTCACATTTCCAGTACCAGCTGTAATAGTTGCAACTGTAAAACCACCTGCACTAGCTGTACTACCAGTTAAACCTGCGCCAATAGTTATTACTGAACTATCTGCATATTTAAGAATTACAATTCCTGATCCACCAGCGCCACCAGAACCGTTAGCGTCTCCGCCACCGCCACCTGCTCCACCAGTATTTACTGTTCCTGCAACACCGTTAGTACCTGGTCCAGCTGGTGCGCCAGCACCCCCACCACCAGTACCACCTGAACCTGGCGTATATGTAAGTCTTGAGTATCCACCACCACCACCGCCACCGCCATAAGTTACTGAAGATCCAGTAATAGAAGTCGCAACACCATTACCAGCATTACCACCAGTAGTTGAAGTAGCAGCAACACCAACTGCACTTGCTCCACCACCGCCACCGCCCATAATTCCTGCACCATTACCAATGCCACCTGCATAACCTTGATTAGCAGTACCAGATCCGCCTGTGCCGTTACCACTTGAAATAGTTGATGCTCCACCACCACCTGAACCACCAGTAGCACCGTTAGGATTGGCTGGATAACCTGCTCCACCACCACCGCCTGTAGAAGTTATTGATGAAAATACAGAATCATTACCGTTACCACCAATACCACCAGCACCAGTGCCTGCACTACCACCTGCTCCTACGGTTACTGTGTAATTAACATTTTTAGTTAAAGTTATAGCAGTTTCTAAAGCACCACCGCCACCAGTTGCAGTAACAGTAGATCTAAGACCACCCGCTCCGCCACCAGCTCCATGGTTAGCACCGCCACCAGATCCACCAGCAACTACTAAATAATCTACAGTTACAGTTTGTGGTGTAGTGGGTGCTAATACCCCAGCGACTATGTTACCGATCATTAACCAATTGCTCCTACTACATACCAAGCATTAGCAGCTGTTTTAATACATGCAGCTGATTTGTATTGTGCAAGGGTTGGTGATGCTGCAACTGCACCAGCACTTAATACTGTAGTAGTACCAGATGTTACTGCTTCAATAGTTACATTATTGGCTGCTATATTTAATACAGTAATAACAGTACCTATCGGAAAATTATATGTAGCATCTGTAGGTATTAAGAAGTCTGCAGCTGTAGATTTATTCATAAGTATTAATTGTTGATACTCATCTCCGTTACCTACTGTATAATCAGCGGTCTTAGCAGTCTGTACTTCAAAGGCTGGTAGTCCATTCCACATAGCGGATGTAACTACATCACCTGTTGAGCCTGGCCATGTTGACATTTTTTCTCCTTAGTAAGATAGAACCCCAGAACCTAATTCACTATAGCCAAGTATAAAGCCATCTATGACAGGTTCTAGCGTTGTAAAGGTTGTTTTCCAGCTATTTGGGGTGATATTCATTCTCACGCCAAAGATCTGCAAAGTTTTTTCTATAGTCGATCCACCAGGCTGGGTAGTAAGCACTGTGATCGGATCAAAAAAATCTAGGTCTAAAGCTGCTACCACACCTGGATCGTAATTAGGGGTGTATAGGTCTAGGACTATGGCATCGCATCGGATAGAGGTTTCAGCTCTACTGGCCACATAAGCCCTGGCATAATCTAGGGCTACTGCATCGGTTTCCATTAAAAGATTATTTAAGAAATAGCTGTGAAGAAAGTACTTATCTATGCTGGCTTGATTTGTGGCTACCTGAGCAGTACCACCCACTCTAGTAATGGTTGCTTTATTAAATACTAATACATCGTTTAATGTCCATGATGCATCAAAGTAATCTATGCCAGTGCCATCATCTGCAAAAACTGTGGGTGTGCCAGCGATAGATGACACAGTTACATCTCGGTCTTGAAATACAAATGAACCATAACCATCTACATATATTGCGCCATACTCTGATTCTGTAGCAGTAGTCAAAGCTTGTAATGCTGTGCGATTAGTACCTGGGTCTGCTTGTAATGTAGTAAGGCCTGGGTCAATATTACGCATAGATTGTGGCCAGTCAATTTCATCTAGTATCTCATTTATACGAGTACCTGATAGATCGCCAGCAGTAGCACCAGTAACAGTACTTATCTGTGCTAATTGGGCTAATCTAAAAGCATCTACAGCTTGTATAGTTGTAATTGCTACTTCATCAAAAGATGAGTTATCTGGGTATGTTGTAACGTAACTGGTAATAAATCCTGAAAAAACTGGATAGGTAACGTTATTATATGTAGCAGTTATCTGTACTTTTTTCATAGGTGTTAAAAATGTAAAATACGGAGACGCTGGGTTCTGTGGGTTAAAATCACCATTTTGATCTACTATACGTAATGTAAGCGACCCTGTTTGAAATAGATCGCTAAGAGCGGTACGGCCTCGATTAGTTTCTATGCGGTTAATTTGATTAGACACATCTACAATTACAGCTGCGGAGTCAGCTAATACGTTTGTGCCTAAGATACCTTGGTCAAGTATCATAGCCTGTGCAAAAGCAGGGCCAGTACTAAAGTTAATTACTGCATTTACTACAGGTACTGTCATAAGAATCCAGCAGGTACTGTGCTATAACCCGATCTAGTCGCTATCTGTATGCTTTCTGCAATAGCCTGGCTTAATTTGTCGCCACTAGCTGTAGTGTCTACAGTAATGCGTATGTCTTGTGCTGTAGGTGTTAAACCACTTAGCGGATCAAATCTAAACCCTGTGTTATTTAATGGACTGCTAGATGTAACAGGGCTAGAACTAGAATCAAACTTATCTAAAAAACTTTGTATCTTGTCGTTTTGCGCTCTAACTGTAGATAGTGCTAAGTCATAAGTAATAGGGCCTAGATCGTTACCACCACCACTAGATGTAGGTGTCTTAAATCCTTTACTAGCCATGTCTGCTATAAATGCTGCTATCCTAGCGTTCATAAGTTTTACAGACTCTAGGGCTTGATCGTATGTGGCTGCTAATCTTTTAGCTGCTTCTGCTGCCAGTAACTCCGCTGCCGCTTTCTTAGCTAACGCTTCATCGTTTTTCTCTATAGCAATAAGCGCTTTTATTCTTGCCTTAGTTTCGTTATCTGTTGCCTCTGTTAAGGCTTTTTGTAAACCAATTAAAGTCACGTTAAATTCTTCTGCAAGTTTATCTACTTCTGACTTTTTCTTTAATTGATCAATTTCTAGTTTTCTAAATTTAGCACTATCTTTGATAGTTTTAAGTTCAATTCTTGATGCGCTTCTTTTTTTACTATCTTCTAATTGTGTGCCACCAAAATCTCTTGTTGCTAAACCACCAACAGCGCTACCACCTATAATGGCGAATGCAGCTGCAACAGCTTTAGGACTTTTACTGGCTATAGCTAAAGCCAATAGGCCAGCCTTAAAAGATGGGTTACTTACTAGATCATTAAAGCCATTTACTAATTTTGCCAATTCTCTAATAGCAAACGCTATGTTGTTGCCTAAGTTTTCAAAGTTGTTGGCAAGGTTTTCTATTGATTGATCTTTACTAAGAATAGTTAAAGCATCTACTAGTCCAGCGCCTATAGCTTTAGTGGCCTCATCTGAACTCTTTTTTAGCGCATCCATCTTGCCAGAGTAAGTATCTAATCTAGCCGATGCTTGACCTGAGAATTTCTTTTCAAGCTCTGCCATAATCTCATTCATGTCGCCAGATTTAATTATGGATGCATCTATGCCTGTGTTTAATCCAGCCAGTGCTCTAGTTTGACCCCTAATACCAGCAGCTAATGCCCCTACTACGGCGTCTAGGCTTTGTCCAGTACCAGCACTTATATCTAATGCAGCTTCTAATGTTCTTTGTGATAACTCTACAGATCTAGTTAGGTTTAAGAACGTTTGAAATGGTTTGCGTAGATCTGTAAGTATTGCGTAAGTTTTTTCTAGGCTTTTTATGTAATTTTCTACTTCATCAACTCTAAAAGCATTATTAGTATTTTGTAATTGCAGTGCTAAAGACTTGGCTGCTAATTCATCTTCGGCGAATGCTTTGACGGCTTTCTTGCTAAATGCCACAATAGCAGCAGCGCTGAATGTAACGCCAAATGTGCGTGCTAAACTTTTTAACTGTTTATCAAATACATTTACATCTTGCTTGGCTTTTTTGAGCGCCTTACCATTCCAGGTAGCGAGTGCGGATACAACTACATTGGCCACTATGCCACCTTCTTTAATTCTGTTTTGTCGTTAAAATAGTCAGCGCCTGCTTGAATTGCTTTGACTATTGAATCGTAAATCTTAGGGCTGTCTTTAGCCCAGGCCTTGTAAATTAGTCGGCCTTGTCCTTTTTTGCCAGCACCTCTAACGCCTTTAATGTTTGGTTGTTTAGTAAGTGGTGGCATATCTGTAACAAACTGGTAGCCTGCGAATGGGTTATTAGAGTTGTAAGCGCTTCTAGCTCTGCTCTTACGTCTAGCTGTACCAGCCTGCTTGAATGCCATTGTGCCGCCACCTTCATTTATAGAAGTAAATGGCGCTCTTCCTTGTGGGTTTAATCGGCCTGCAGTTTCATAAATACGACCAGCTGCGCTAACGTTGTACACATAATTTTCTACTTGAAAGCCATTACTAAATCTTCTATTTTGACCTTCTTTGTAACCAATACCACCTCGCACGCTATTGTAATCGTATTTTGGGAATGGTCTGTAATCTACTGTAGAAGATACTGGCTTAGTCCAACCAGATAACACATCGCCGTTACTAGGTACATAACTTTTTGCAGTTATTTCTACTTGTCGCATTAACGGATCAATAGCAGATTTTATGCGCACATATAAATCTTCATCAATAAAGCTAAGGCCTTTCATTACCTCTTTAACGCCTACGACCTCGGCTGGCACTTTTGATCTCCTTAGCACGATCCGATAACACTTGGACAATAGTCCTAAGCATCTCCGAATCCATATCTATAAATTCTCTAGGCGGAATCCCAAGCTCTATAGATAGACTGGCTATCGTATAGAGAATCGAATCTCGCCCCGTTATTTTTTTTCTTCGTCTAAAACCTCTACAGTATCTAAAGTGTCTATAAAATCGATACCAAATATAGGTACTGTTACGTTAGCCCTACGTAAGCACTCCCAAGCTAGCCAATAAATTTCGGTTTGCCGTTCGTGATCACGTAGGACTTTACTAATTCCTGCGCCATACTTTAATTCAAAAGCGTACTCGACACCTGGTGTTATCTTGTGTTCTGTGATTTCACCAGTAGCCCTTGTAATCTTTAGCTTTGCCATTATTTCTCCTTAAGGTGTTGTATCTACTACGATAACACTTTGGCAGGTAAATGTAATGCTTTGTGTGCTTATGTCGCCTACTGCGCCATTAACATCTTGTGTGTTATTGACCAACACTGTTGTCTGAAACTCTGGGTTAGTAGAGCTTACGACAGCGTTTGTCTGCTTGATTGTAAGTGGCACTGTTGTACCCCATGCAGCCTGTAGGGTGGCATTGACCTCGCCTGCAGCTGTATCGTTTAAGAAGTCGATAGTGATAGTGCTTGCCTCTAAGCCCTTTACGAACTTGTGAGCGCTATCGCCCATAGCTGTTACTTCTAGTTCATCAAATGATCTATTGATTGTTACGGCTGTTACGTGGTCGCTCAGATCAACTGAATTTAGTGTAACCACCGCACCATTAGCTAAATATATTGCCATTAGTCTTGCCCTTCTTCCTTCTTAGTAGCAGCCTTTTTGACTACCACTTCTGGTTTGTTGATCTGACCTATTTTGATCAGAAACTTAGTTTCTTCTTCTGTTAATCCTTTGTAGCTCATTTTAACTCCAACTTGTTAGGATTGATACTGTTATTTCACTTACTAATAAATCGCCACTTTGAGCGCTGATTATACTAGGTGCAGATACGCTAGAGATATTCATTTGGTAAGTAGCAGCGGCTAATTTAGTAACTACAGCCAAGATGTAATCTTCTATACCTGCAAGATTGCCTTGGTTGTCTAATGCAGGTTTCGTTATCATTATCTTAAAATTAGCCATTGGGCTAATAGTAATTTCATCATTATTGCTAGGTGTTAAATATGGATCATTAGGCGTAATTACTACAGCGTTAGCAAGTAGTGTGGCAGGTGGAAAACTAAAAACTGACCATACACCAGCGTTAGTTAAGGTTGTCGCTAGTGTGCTACGTAATGTGGTAATCGCAGCTGGCATATTAACCTACCAGTGAGTTGGGTGATGAATACGGCTGGATGA